TGGCATCAGCTTTCACCTCAGTTTTTTTAAATTTATCTACTACGGCGGCAGGTTTTTTAACTTCATGCTCCCCCCGTGGCTTTAATGTTTCTTTAAGTGGTTTTTCATCAGCCATTTTATGCCCCTGGGTCATCCCATGAATGCCAATATTTAACAATAAAATTCATCTGCATACGACCTGTTTCTTTTTCAGCTTCACCAGTAAATTCAGGTTCATCATCACCAATCGATTCAATGTCAGTGACATATGACAACCCTAATGTTGGATCAGACCTGAGTGCAATATATACTTCTTCACTTATTAAATTCAGTTGTGTTTCTGGATCTGTGTTCGTTTTAACGTGTGCAATTATCTTAATATTTAAATCACGTGATTTACGCGGGAATGTACTTCGTTCTAAATTAACATCATTGCCACCTTGTTCAATAGATAACGCAGGTGCAACTTCAACACCACGAATTCTACTGCGTTCAACCCGTGCTTCAGTTGTTGTTAGTCCATCAACAGCAGTTTTAACTGCTGTCATAATTGTTTCAGTCCGATGTGTCATGTTTTCTGCAATATGATGATGGAAATACCTTGACCATCTGAGTGCGGTTCTTCAGCTATTGTGTAAGCAGTATTACCAACATACAGTGATTGACCCTTATCATAATCCTCAAAATCAATTGTTCGTGCAGTTAAGTTAGGAACAGTTGACCATTGACCTAGCGCGTCTTCATAACCATTGTCAAAAATAGCAATGACCACCTTACCTTCAATTTCAATTTCAACACCGAAATCATCTAAAATAGCAAGGCGGTCATCATCATTTTCAACAGACATAGTTATTAAACGTTAGGTTGTTCATTCGGGTTCATGAGCATACCGATGACACTGGTTTCAATACCGTTAGTATGTGTACCAGTGAAACTGTGATGCATACGAACATAACGTGCTGTGCCTGTATATTCAGCAAGAACCACAACATCATCTTCAGCATCAGCATTAATTACCGCAACAGTACCTGTCCGAGTGGCTGATACAGTATCTTTGACATCAGCATCAGGTGCAGCAGACCATGCTGAGTCATCATCTGAAACCTGTACTTCAAGTTCAAGCAAAACTGACCCAGACAATGTATCACCAGTAATACCGATGTGATTTATAAACGCGGCATTACGAAAACCTTTAAGGTCTATAGATGCTGCATCTGCATCTGCTGTACGAACTAACGGTGTCAATGCGTTTGATAACTTAACACTGTTTGAAAAATCTTTAATGATACCCATCGTTTTATTCCTTAGTAGATGCAGGTGCTGGTGCAACTGCTGGTTTAGCTGGTTTAGCTGCTGGTTTAGCTGGTGCAACTACATGCTCTGCAAAGCCGCGATGAACGAGAAATTTAGCATCTGACTTACTTGCCTCGATTTCCTCACCCTTCGCAACATTATCACCGTTACACACTGTGTTTCTGATAATTTTAATTTTCATAATTAAAAATGGGGAAGGTTACCTCTCCCCACCCTATTGAGCGTTCTTACAGAATGATTCGATGTGACGTTGACCAATATCCATATCCTGGAACACACGTAGCACCAGACCACCTGAAGCAGCTTTAGTACTAACGTCTGCCATGACATCCATTGCGCCCCACATGCCAATTAACAGGCTTGACCAATCACCGAACACAATACCGTTCGCAGGCATTTGTGTAGTTGACTGAAGACCGTAACCGTTAACTGTACCGTCATCACGCATAATGAATTGACCTGAACCTGAGTCCTTAGACACAGTTTTCAGATTACCCTTAACAGCAGGGGTTGAAATCCAACTAATGTTACCCATCAACGCATTTGCTATATCTACATCGGTTTCAAACTCAACAGTTTCAACCCATGTAGGTGAACCTGCTGAAGCAATGGTAGATGTTGCAATACCTGTAGTGTTAAGTAAACCTAATGGTTGACCATCGACACCTGTACCTGTCAATCCAGCAGCATCCATTGTTAATGCAAGACCACGATTCAAATCATTCATCACAAGTGCTTCAACAGATGGGATTGATTGTTTCAAAAGTTTACGAGTCATTGGAACAGCACCCGCAACAGTCTTAGGCATTAAAATAACATTACCTAAAGTTGGTTCAGTATCAGTACCATCTTCATCTTCACTTAACCAGTAGAATGTAGACTTACCTGTTTGTTTCGGAATGGATACATCACCCTGTAAACCATTCAGGATTGTTACACCTGCATTACCGAGTACTGTATTTGCATACAGGTACTCAATTAAGCTACCGTATTCATTCTGAACCAAGTAACCACCGGCTGAATCATCAGCCACATTCATTGTACGTTTCTGCATTGTACGCATTTGTATTTCATGAGGTAAGAAGAAACCTTTAGCTTCACGACCCATTAAAGTTTCAATGTGTTGTGAACACTCACGTTCAAAACCTGCTTTTGACCAATCACCTGATAATGATGCACTCAATGCTCGAACCAAGGAGAACTTCCCAACTTCTTTATCGGTCAGACCGATTTTAGCTTCAGGGGCAATAGGTGCTGAACGAGTGTCTTTAATGTGATCAAGAACACTTGTCCGAAACGCATTTACACTCATGTCTTCATCAACAGCCTTGTCAGCCGCATCAACCAGGTCATGTTCTTTACCTAATGCACGAATTTCAAGTACGCGAGCTTTTTCAAGCTTACGATCTTCAACAATTACAGCATTACGCTCAGTTTTACTGATTACAGCAGGTGTAGGTGTAGGTGTTGGCACGGCTCGTTCAGCTACAATTTCGGCACGGGTTTTGAGGATGTTACCATCATCATCAATCAAGTTGCCTTCTGCGTCATAAATTTTCATAGTTCTTTCCTCAGATATTATTTTAACTTCGTTAGTTTGATGATGCCCGTTACGAACTCCATTTGTTGTTTCAAAAGAAACAGGTGTAAAAGAAAGCTCAGTAGGCTCCCAATCAGTTGCTCGATAAGTATCTAGTCTGTCATCTTTACCACGACTCTTAGTATACTCATGAACTATGTAGCCGAGGGATACGTGGCGTAAAATACCATCAACTATTTTTCTAAATCGTTTTTCTGAATCTTCATCAGAAGCAAAACGTGCGGTTCCAATTAACTCACCATTTTCAAAACGGTAATCTTCAGTTACACCGAATACCCCGTCTATACCTTCATAACTATTGTGGTTATCAATTACAGATAACCCTTTGTCTAAACGATTTGTTCGTACAGATTGTGGTGTTACATCCAACTCTTCAATATATTCTACACCTTCATACCAATCATACCGTCTACCACCTTCACCGGTAGTAAACACAATCTCAACAGTCCGTTCTTTTTCATTTAAAGTAGATGGTCTAAATGTACCTCTTAAACTCTTACTTGACATCAACCTTTTTTGGATCTTCCTCTTCATCTTCTTCATCTTCTTCATCACTATTACCTTCGTTGGTGCTAGTAAAATCTAAACCGTAACTTTCTGCAAGTTCTTTCTCTCTGGCAAGACCTGCATAAACATCTTCAAGTTCACCACCTTGTGCCGCAACAACATCACTATTCGTTTTGTGTCCAGCAGCAACAGCAGCATCATTTGCTTGCTGATCTTTGAGTGGGTCAACCCATGCCCATCCACGAGGTTGCCATCTAACTTCAAGAAACTTGTCTTTCTTAAATAAAGGTAATGTTACACCTTTATCATTAACAATCAAACCCCGTGTCAATGCAGCAGGTAACCACTTCTTATAAAGCTCATTCATGGCATGTCTGATATACCATCCTTGGATCATTCTCCAATTCTCACGTTCCTCAATCAGACCGGCACGAATAGACGAATAATTCACAGCAGTTAAATCGCCTGTAAACCCAGTATAGGATACATTTAAACCTGCTGCCGCACCTTTAAGCACTCCTGTCATGAAATAATTGTATGCACCCGTGGGATGTTGAGGGTCATAGGCTTCAAATTTAACATTTTTTGGTAATTGTTCAAATACACCAGGTTCTGCTTCCTGGATTAATGTACCGTCATCTTCTTTATCATCACCTTTATATTCTTCACCGGTGTCAGTGTAATAAAAACCCATTTTAG